AGACGAGATGGTCATCATGGAAGACGGCCAGAATGGTTTCGACGCTTTCGCTGCTGCGGTACGTGGTGCCTTAGCCCGTGGCGCTGATGTGAGCATCAGGTCGCAGTATTGCCCCGATCAGCTTGGCATTATCTCATGAGTACACCAGAGGCGCTATACCGTAACGCCATTGATCTGAACCGCTACAGCAATAGCGTTGCGCGACGCATCATTAATGCGTACAACGACATCATCATTGATAGCGTCAACCAGCTACGCACCATTGACGAGCTGGCAGCACCTGTCAAGGCTGCGCGGTTGCGTGCGATTCTTGCGCAATTAAAGGACAGCCTTGCTACATGGGCTGGTGATGCAACTGAGCTGACAGCACTGGAGCTGCAAGGCATTGCGCAGTTGCAGTCGGAGTTTGTGGCAGATCAGTTAGCACGCGCGCTACCTGCTGGCGCTCGTAATGCGGTGCGCACCGTTGAGATCAGCCCACAGTTTGCGCAATCGGTGGTCACGACCGATCCGACGCAGATCAACGTGGTCGCATTGAGTGATGACTTGTTCGAGGCGGTCTATGGCGCAGAAGCACTGGCGCGGCAGGCGGGAACCGGTGCGTTTAATCTCACTGCCGCTCAAGGTGCCACCATCACATTGCCCAATGGTGAGGTAGTCGCAAAGGCATTCAGGGGTATTGCAGTGGACCAGGCCGAGCGGTTCAGTCAAGTGGTGCGACAAGGGTTGCTGACCGGTGAACCAACGCCAGAGATCGCTAGGCGTTTGATTGGCAGATTGCAGTTCGGCGAAGAAGCACGCACAGTGCCGCAACTGATTGCAGCAGGCGGCCAAGCAACAGCAGTGGCTGATAATCAGGTGCTAACGCTGGTGCGGACTAGCGTAAATCAAGTAGCAAATACCGCCAGCCAGCAGGTATATGAAGCAAATCAAGACATTACTAAGCGCTATCGCTATGTGGCCACACTGGATACCCGCACCAGCAGCATTTGCCGTGCATTGGATGGTCAAGAGTTTGAATATGGCAAAGGGCCAACACCGCCGCAGCATTTCAACTGCCGCTCGACCACAGTGCCGGTAATCGACCCGGACATCCTGCCGCCATCTACAACGGCAACACGCGCTAGCGCAGCGGGACAAGTGCCGGTCAACGAGTCATATGGTCAATGGCTTGCCAAGAAGCAAAAAGGCGAGACCGATGCCGATCTGTTGCAGCGGCAAGCTCAAGCGCTAGGAGCCAGAAAGGTTTCCTACTTCCGCACGCTGTCAGAAAAGTATGGACCCAGCGCAGCCATTGCCAAATTGGTCAGCAAAGACGGGTCAGAGTTAACCTTGGATCAGTTGCGTGCTCGGTACGGTGCCCCTAAAGAAAGGTAAGTCACAGGAAGTGATCTCGGAGAACATCCGCCGCGAGGTCAAGGCAGGCAAATCGCCAAAGCAAGCAGCGGCAATCGCGTACGCAAAAGCCGGCAAAAGCCGGAAACGTAAGAAGAGCTAACGCTCCTGCGCGTAAATCCAGTCTTTCAGCTCTGTCACGTACCACCGCAAGTCTTGCGCTTTAGCGGCGTGCCAACCATTGCCAGTGGTGCGGTATAGATGCTCGTGACGATCGACCGCATCAAGGCACGCTTTGATCAATGGATTCCACGGCTCACGGATTGGCGTATCCCATTCACGCTTTGACATCATCGCCACGCGCCATTACGATGGCAGCGTAATTAAGCCTGCGGCTTATCCATGTCTGATGAAACACAAACCCAGGAGCCTGCGGCTACTGATGCTTCCAGGGAAGTCGAAACACTGCAGAAACGACTAGCGGCAATGGACCGCAAAAATGCAGAGCTTCTCGATGAATACAAAAAAGCAGTTGAGCAAGCTAAGGCGGTGCCCGATGGCGTCAACGTTCAAGAGCTGCTTGAGTTCAAGCGCAACTACGAACAGCAACAGCTTGAATCGCAAGGGAAGTACAGCGAAGCAAGGCAAGCTCTGGAGCAGCAGTTCCGTGAGGCGACGGCTGAAAAGGACCAGCGTATCGCAGACCTTGAAATGCGTGTCCGCGAGCTTGAACTGGTCACGCCTGCAGTGACGGCATTGGCCGACATCGTGCATGACCCTGACATGGTACTAAAGACCAAACTAAGCCCTGACAAAATTGAACGCGAACCAGATGGCACAGTGGTCGTTGTTGACGGCTACCAGCGCACGCCCGTCAGCGAATGGGCCAAGACGCTACCAGCTTGGATGCAAAAGCAACCCAAGCCACAAGGTGGCGGTGCGCCCGCTGCTGGTGTGACAACCAACAGCATCCCGCCGGGCATGGCCAATCCGTTCAACAGGGAAACATTCAACCTGACTGAGCAGGCGCGGTTATTTCGTACAGACCGTGATCTGTATGAACGCATGAAAGCAAACGCTAACCGCTAAGATATTTGCAACCGGCTGCGCTGGTGCATTGGGCTGCGCCCACACCGTAAACCATTCCCCCGAGATGAATCATGGCGACTCTTCGCTCTGACATCATCATCCCAGAGGTTTTTACGCCTTACGTCATTGAGCAAACCACGCAGCGTGATGCCTTCTTGGCTTCCGGTGTGGTCCAGCCCATGGCGGAGCTGAATGCCTCAGAGGGTGGTGACTTTATCAGCGTCCCTTTTTGGAAAGCCAACCTGTCTGGTGATTTCGAGGTGCTGACTGACAGCAGCTCGCTGACCCCCGGCAAGATCACTGCTGACAAGCAAGTCGGCGTGATCCTGCACCGTGGCCGTGCTTTTGAGGCTCGTGACCTGGCAGCTCTGGCTGCCGGTGCCGATCCCATGGCTGCCATCGGCGCTAAGATCGCTGACTATGTTGCCAACCAACGCCAAAAAGACCTGCTGGCTTGCCTGGCTGGTGTTTTCGGCGCACTGGGCGGCACCAGCAGCAGCGCCGCCTTCTTCGGTCTGACCATTGACGGTGAGTCCGGCGACACCCCCACTACACTTAGCCCCCGCCACGTTGCTGAGGCCAAGTCACTGCTGGGTGATCAAGGCGACAAGCTGGCCGCCGTTTGTATGCACAGCAAGGTCTACTACGACCTCGTTGAGCGCAAGGCGATCGACTATGTGACCGCCGCTGAAGCGCGCACTACCACCGACAACCAGACTCCTGACGTGTTCGCTGGCAGCATTGCCGGTGCTTACGCTGGCAGCCTGAGCGTGCCTACCTACTGCGGCCTGCGTGTCATCGTTTCCGATGATGTGCAAGTTGACAGCAGCGAGTATGCCACCTACTTCTTCACCCAAGGTGCTGTCGCCAGCGGTGAGCAAATGGGAATGCAGACTGAAACCGACCGTGACATCCTCGCCAAGAGCGATGCCATGTCGATCGACCTGCACTACTGCTACCACCCTGTTGGCGCAAAGTGGGCAGTGACCACGGCTAACCCGACTCGTGCTCAGCTCGAAACGGTTGCTAACTGGTCCAAGGTGTACGAGCTGAAAAACCTCGGCATCGTGCGCGCCACCAACACATCCAACATGGATTGAGGTAACTAACCATGGCACAACCCTCCCAGTTTGAACTGAGCACCGAGCAGTATCTCGTTGCTACCCACTACATCGCCGGCACTGTTGCCGACGTGCAGTTCTGGACCGCTCCCGTCAAGTGCGAAGTGGTCGGCGTGCGTGAAATCCACGTCACCGCCGGCACCGATGGCTCCGATGTCACCGGCACGATTCGTCGTTGCCAAGGCACCGAAGCCGCTACCGCTGGCGATGACCTGCTGAGCGCAGCAATCGACTTCAAGGGCACTGCTCTGACCCAGCAGACCCCTGCGTTGACTGCCACCACTGCCAACCTGACTCTTGAGGCCGGCAACCGCCTGTCGCTGGATGTCACCGGCACCACCACCGCTCTGGCTGGTGTGATCCTGACCGTGCTGCTGAAGCGCGTCTGATGGGTCTGTTCGCTTTCCGGCGACTGCGTGAAGCTGAGGCTGCCTCTTCGGAGGTGGCCTCTCTTTCTATGCCAGAGCCTAAACTAGACATACCGGAGGTGCCCACGGATGGCAATAGCAATCGACGCAACAGTGGGCGGCGCAAGCGCCAACAGCTACCTGACGCTGGCTGACGCGCAGGCCATCGTTGATGGCTTCGTCGAGGATGCTGATGTAACCGCATGGGCATCAGCTACGACTGATCAGAAAAATCGTGCGTTGTTTACCGCAACGCAACGACTAGACCGTGAGCGGTATCTAGGCGCAAGGGCAACCGATACGCAGGCGCTGCAGTGGCCGCGGACCGGCGTACGCAAGCCTGATACCTACATCAACACCTATGCAGTTGGGTTCCCGTTCCGTATCACGACGGACTACTTCACTGATACCGAGATTCCGCAGCAAATCAAATACGCGCAGGTCGTGTTGGCGGTGTATCTGCATAACAACCCAGACGGCATCGGCCTTAGCGGGCTTGAGGATTACAAGAACGTCAAGATCGGCAGCATTGATGTCACACCCAACCTCGGTTATGGCGCTGTCGGTGCTGACAAGGTGCCGCCCATCATGGAGCGTTACTTGACAGGGCTTAGAATTAGTGGACCAGGTAACTTTTCCATCCGCCGGAGCTGACCATGGGTTACAAGTATCCAGGTGCTGAGTACATCAGCGATACGGTTGCCCATACTGGCCGCTTCGGTAAAATCGTGGCGCTTGAGGATACCGTGATTGCTGCGCTGACTGCGCTTGATTACACCGGCAATGCGCTGACGAGCGTGGTGCTCGATGCGAGCTGCGAGCTTGAGGGCGTGTTTACCAGTATCGACCTAGCTTCCGGTTCTGTCGTTGCTTACAAGCTCTGATCATGGCTGTTTTCCTTGGCGGTGGTGACGCGGTAAGCCGCGAAGGGTTTGAGATCCCTACGCATGACTACATCGTCAATACCTACGACGGTGCCAATAACATGCTGACCTCAACGTTCAAGCGTGGCGGAGCTAGTGGCCGGACCGTGGCAGTCCTGACCATGACCTATGACGCCAATAACAACCTGCTGACGGTCACCCGGAGCTGAATCATGGGATACAAGTTCAATCCCTTTTCACGCAGCTTGGACGATGTAGGCAATTACACAACCGCGATGATTTGCGGGCAAATCAGCAGGATGACCAGCGGCACAGTTGCCATCGCCACCGAGGGGGCTTACGTCACCACAGGCTTGACGGCAACACTTGACGCCACAACTGCCAACGGCTTGGTGCTTGGCACCACTGATGCCTTTGGGTTGAAGAGCGCCAATGCCAATACAAAACTGCTGCGGTTTTACGGCAGCATTGATGCCCGCACCGCCACAGGTAACAACAAAATCCTTGGCGTCAAGTTGGCTTTGAATGGTGTGCCCATTGACGCAACCGAGTGCCGCGCCTATACCGGCAGCTCAAACGAAGAGGCCAAGCTGGTCACCAGTTGGATGATTGAAATGGACGAAGACGACGAAGTGTCTCTGTTTATGGCAAATCACAGCAGTGATGTTGACATTGACTTTAGGCGTGGTCGCCTTGTCGCAAGCGAGGTATTTGCATGACGCTATCAAGCCCGTTACGCAAGGTTGCCAGCAAGCTAATGGCCAAGTTTGGCGGCACGGCAACCATTCGGCGTGTAGTGGCCGGCGCTTACAACACCACTACCGGAACAGCCAGCGAGACTGTCACCGACACCATTGTGCGTGGTGTGTTGCAAAATGTGAATCTGCGTGAGGTCAACGAGCTTGTGCAAGCTGGCGACAAGAGGCTGCTGATTGCTGCTGCTGACCTAGCAAGCGCACCAACAACCGCTGATCGGGTCATCATTTCAGGCCGCACGCTGCAGGTCATTCAAGTGGTCACCATTGAACAGGACAACACGGCAATCACCTACGAACTGATTCTGAGGGACTGATGGCACGCACTATCCGCATTGACCAGATTGGCAACTACGCCGAGCAGCAGATGGAAAAGCTGCTGCGTTCTGCAGTATTAGAAACTGAGGTGCTGCTTAAACAGGCCAGCCCTGTTGACACTGGACGCTTTCGCGCAAGCTGGGCAACAGGCGAGAACACGACTGGCAATTATGACGGCGGCGAGCAGCAGCCAGCAACCGGCCAATACCGAGACGCTACAAATCCTCCTAAAGATCCAAGCCTTGAACGCCGCATTACCATTGGCTACCAAGCAGGCCAAGAACGCATCGGCAACGTCTACTCAGTCCATAACAACCTGCCATATGCGGAGCCGTTAGCTAATGGCAGCAGCAAGCAAGCGCCAGCCGGCTGGGTGCAAGGCGCCGCCAAGGACGTGCAAGGTAGGGTGAGAACAGCAGCAGCCCGAATTGGCAGAGAGTCATGAGCAGCACCTACAACGACGTTCGCGCTGCTATTGAAGGGCGCATCGCTACGCAGATGGCCATTGCGCCGGCATATCCGGTCAGCTATCAGAACGTACCGTTTAGCCCGCCGAACAATACGCCTTGGCTACAGGTGTTTGTCCGTTTTGGCGACAATGCCTATGCAACGCTGGCCAGCTTCAACCGCCAAAACGGCGTGCTTGTGGTGAATGTGTTTACGCCCATCGGCAATGGCGCCGCAGCTAACTACACCATTGCTGAGCGCGTCAAGGACTTGTTTGACCGGCAGATTGTAAGCGGCATCATCTTTGATGCAGCATCAGGACCCAATGTGGTCACGCCGGCAGCACCTGAACCGTACTTCCAAACGCAATTAACGATTACGTTTGAAGCATATGTAGACTGACGTTAGCCAACTACCGTTCAAAACATGGCTGTTACAGTTCTGTCCGGTACGTCCGGCGCCCTCTACTACAAACCCGCTGGCACTACCGGCACGTTTGGTGAGTCCAACGTCACCGCAGGTAGCGACGAGATTGTCGTCCAGCCTTACCTGAACCTGAAGGTAGGCGATCCCGTCAAGTTCAGCGTGGTCAACAGCCAAACAGGCGGTTCCGGCACTGGCACGCTGCCCGCTCCACTCGATACCAACCCTTCGACAACGACTTACTACGTCATCGCCTACACCGCTAGCACCGGCGTGCTGAAAGTCTCGGCCACCGCTGGCGGTGCATCCGTTGACATCACTGACGATGGCACTCTTGCTGCCCCCAACGAATTTCAGGTCGCTTATGCCGATTACGCCGCTGTTGGGCAGGTGCAGTCATGGTCGTTTGAAATCAGCCGTGCTGAAATCGACGTGACCACGATCGGCCAAACTGCTGGTCAGTATGCGCCGTTCCGTGCTTACATCCCCGGCTTCGCAGATGGCAGTGGTACTGCCACCGTTTACGTTACCGATGAAGATGCCGCACTGTCTAACCGCATGGTTGAAGACGTGCTGCAGCGTCAGCAAGTCGGCTGCGCGTTCAAGCTGTACACCGACAAGCAAAGCACCGAGGCTCTTAGCCGCAGCATTGCTATGGACGCTGTGCTGATTAGTGCTAGCCTCAACATCAACCCGGATGATGCACAGCAGGTGGAGATCACTTTCCGCCCAACCGGCACTCCGTCCTTTGACTTCAGCACGAGCGCCTAATGTCAACCGCACTTGCACGCCTCAAAAAAGCAGCCAACCTGACGCCATCAAAGCGCACTGTTACCCTTAACGATGGCAGCGTGTTTGAGTTTTACGCGACGCCATTAACCATGGCCGAGCGTGAGCGGGCGCAGAAGATGCCTGGCGGTGATGAAGCCAACGGCTTTGCGTTGAACCTGCTTATTACCAAAGCAACGGACGACGCAGGCCAGCGGTTGTTCCAAGCTGGCGAGATTGCTGAACTGAAGAACGAAGTGCTGGATAGTGACCTGCAGGCCATGATGCTTGCGATTATTACCAGCCCGGAGGACACCGAAGAGGTGGACATGAAAAGCGTTAAAGGCAGAACTAAAGCGGGATAATCTGCTGATGCTGCAACTGAGTGTGGCCAAAGAACTGGGCTATACCCTTACGCGCTTAAAAGCAGAGCTGACCATGGAAGAGCTGCTTCTGTGGTCAGCTTATTTTGATGTGCTCAATGAAGAGCAAGAACGTAGAATGAAGCAACGCCATAGGTAGGCCGTGTCTGTCGTAGCAAACGTTGCTATTAACGTTGACAGCCGCGGGGCCGTCAGCAAGTTGCGTGACGTGCAGTCACAGGCTGGCGCAACGCAACGGGCATTTGACGGCCTGGGTGCTGCTGTTGGAAAGCTAGCTGCTGCATTTGCTGGCATTCAAGCGGTTAAATTTATATTTGCCAAAACGGCAGAACTAGAAAGCCAAACCCGCAGCCTCCAAGTGCTGACGGGCAGCGCAGAAAAAGCAAAGCAGATTATTCAGGAACTGCAGCAGTTGGGTGCGGTAACACCGTTTACAAGCACAGAACTTGTTGATGCAGCAAAACGACTGCAGGCATTTGGCGTTGAGGCGAACAACGTCGTAGAGACCACCAAGCGGCTGGCCGACGTAAGCGGTGCCACCGGTGCCGAGCTGCAAGGCTTGGTCACTGCCTACGGCCAAGTGCAGGCCAAAGGCAGGTTGCAAGGCGAAGAGCTGCTGCAGTTCCAAGAGCGTGGCGTTGCACTGCAGGCAGAGCTGCGCAAAATGTACGGCCTGTCTGGAGATGAATTCCAGAAAGCGCTGGAAAAAGGCCGCATCGGTGCCAAGGCTGTTGAAGTAGCGATTCAGCGTTTAACCAGCGCTGGCGGCAAATACGCCAATGGCGCTATTGCGCAGAGTGATACGTTGAACGGACGATTATCAACTTTGCAGGATGGCATTGAAAGCCTGGCCAGAGGAATAGGTTCAGCGCTTTCCCCAGCAATTAAAGCTGTTCTAAATGAAGCCATATTTGCAATCAATACAATCAATCAGTTAATCGCAACTGGGGCAAGAGCTAGAAGCTTTGGTCTTGGTCAAGAACAGCGTAGAGGCATACTCAATCAAGCGCAATCTGAAGCGGAAAAAATTGTTAATTTGCGTCGCGTACGTGATCCGTTTGAACGCAATCGCCAATTTCAACAACTCGCTGCGCAACGTGAACGTGATTTAATTGAAGCTTATGGCATTCAAACCGGTCAAGTAAAGCCAGCGGCGATGGTGCCAACAGCCCCAGCCGGTGTCACGCCAGCACTGCTTGGCGAAACTGGCGGCGGCAAAAAGAAAAAAGGCAAGTCCGATGCCGACAAGGCCGCTGATCGCGCCGCCGCAATTCAAGCGCAAGTGCAAGGGTTGCAGCGACAAACAGAGCTGACCAAACAGCTTACATTCCTTGACGAGCAAATTGCCAATGCGCAAGCTCAGCAAGACCAGCAGCTTGTCATTAGGTTGCAAGGCGAAGAGAAGCTATTGCAGCTTCGTTATCAACTTGCAGATGAATTAGCTAGGGCGGAAACGCAATCGCAGCGTGATGCAGCATTGGCAAATGCAACTGCCGAAGCCGAACGCATTCGTCTCGGTACAGCGCTTGAGCTGTCAAAAAATGAGGAAGAACGCCAAGAACGTTACCAAGAACTAATAACTGATTTTGAGCGCGAAATTGAACTCAATGGTTTAAGGGATGAAGCCGCCAAAAAATTGCGTCAAATCGAATTTGAAATTTTAGATTTGCGCAAGCAGGGTTTGCTAATTGGCGATGCAGAAATTGAGCAATACAGACAAAAAGCTATTGCTGCGGCTGACATTAAAAGCCCTGCCCAAGCGCGACTTGAGGAATTGAGAAATAGCATTGCAGACGTGACCAATCTTGAAAATGTTGCCGTAGCTTCTGCCGACATGATAGGCGCCGCATTTGGTGATGCATTCCAAGACATCATCAACGGCTCGTCGAGCGCTCAAGAAGCCTTGGCCAAAATGATGAACAGCATCGGCGAAAACTTCGTCAACATGGCCGCCCAAATCATCGCTCAACAGGTGACTATGGTCATCCTTGGCACCATCCTCAAAGCATTGGGCATTGGCGGTGGTAGCATTTTTGGCTCCGGTGGTGCGCCTAATTTCAGCAGTGCATTCAGCGGTGGCCCAGCAACTGGATTAAGCGGCTTTACTCCTGGATTGAATTTAATGCCAGGCCGCGCCAACGGCGGTCCCGTCTCTGCTGGTTCGCCTTACGTCGTCGGTGAGCACGGTCCCGAACTATTCGTGCCAGGCGCCAGCGGCAGTGTGGTGTCTAACTCTGGCTTGCGCGATGCAATGGGCGCTGCACCAGGCAGCGGTGGGTCGCCGGTGCTCAACATGAGCTTCCAGACAACCAGCATCGGCGGCGTAGAGTACGTCAGTAGAGATCAACTGGAGGCGGCCATGACCGAAACCCGCCGCCAAGCCACCCGCGACGGCGCCAATCGCGGCATGACCATGACCCTGGATCGCATCAAGCAATCCCCGCAAACCCGTAGCCGCATCGGTATCCGCTGATGGCCACGTTCCCCGCGATCACACCAACCGGCCGCAGCTTCCGCCCCGGCGTGTACCCACAAAAGGCGTACCGTGCCCTCAGTGGTGCAGTCGTCAAGCGGACATACGGCAATTCGCCGTACGGCGCCCAGCTTGACCTTGAGTTCGACAGCATCTCAGACGCAACAGTCGTCGCTCTGCTGGATCACTACCGCAACCAGACCGCAGCCAATCGCCGCTTCAACCTGAGCAGCAATGTCACTGCTGGTATGTCCAGCACACTGGCGACTCGTGCCAATGCCAGCATCGACGGCCTGCGCTGGGAATACGCCAACCCACCAGAGGTGCAGAGTATTCGACCTGGCCTCAATAACGTCCGCGTCAGCCTGGTTGGCGAGATCCGCAACCCACGCCTTGACGACTGATGGACATCCGCATCTGTCAGTTCTTCAATCTGACCACCAGCAACGGCAACCGCCATTTGTTTCAGAACTACTTCGCCAACCAAAACAAGGTCTACGGCGGCCGCACCTACAGCTTCGCGCCATTCCGTGCCGAGGGTGCTATCGCCAGCCTCAACGGCGAGAACAACATCCTTCAAATCCTGTTTCCCAATCTCGACATCTCCGTTGCCATGCTCTATGCCGGCGACGGCAACCGCTTGAGCACGCTGGAGCTGACCACCGTCTGGCTAACCGCTGACGGCAGCTACACCAACAACGTGCAGGTCGAGTACTACGTCGGTGTCGGCAGCAGCATCAGCGACACCACGCTGGAACTCCGGTTCCGTTCTGCCATCGACAGCGTCACCAGCAACTTCCCCAACCGCACCCTGACCCGTGAGCTGGTCGGCCCGCTACCACTCGACGCGCAACTGGTTCTGCAGTGATCAACGTCAATGACCTGATCGGGTTGACCTACGGCTGGGGCTATCGGCCAGACGACGGCACTGGGCTAACGGACTGCTTCCAACTGGCCTGTGAGATCCACCGCCGTTTTGGCTTTGCGGACTACACGCCAGCATTTGCCTGGGTCTATAACGAGTTCGACGACGATACCTTTCCGCGAGTCCGCATGGCCCGTTGGCTTTTAGAAAACGGCATCCGCCTAGCCATCCCCAAGCCAGCAGCAGTGGCTCTGCTGCCGTCTAACGTTGGCGCGGCACTTGGCACCTACATGGGGGACGGCACCACTGTTTTCATTGGTCCGTCTCATAATGTAGTAAGGGCCCAATTGCCAGAAGGCACCGGCCAATTCTTCTGGATGGAGCGATGACCCGCAAGCTGCTGCCCTACGAGCACGACCTCATCGCCACCCTCGGCATCACCAAAGAAGAATATCTCGACTTCTTGGCGATCCAGCAAAGCTATACCGACCCCAAAGAGGGCACGATTTTTGATGTCCGTAACGTCCCTGTCTCCATCGTCCTTGCTATTATTGGCATTATTTTTCAGGTCGTCTCTGTACTGCTAACCCCACGTCCAGAGATTCCATCAATTACAGCCGGCGGTGAACGCCAGACTCGTGAGCAGCGGTTTTCGCCGCGATTCGGCTTCAACAGCGTCCAAGAACTCGGCAAGTACGGCGACACCGTTTCGCTGGTTTACACCGACCGGTCCAGCAGCGGCAACCCTAACGGCGGCGTCCGTGTTGCTGGTGCCCTGCTGTGGAGCGCTGTCCGTAGCTATGGCAGCAACCAGTTCTTGCAAATGCTGCTGTTGCTTGCTGGTGGCGCCATCACCCGGATCGACCCGCTTAAATCTGCCTTCGGTCAAACGGTCATCACTGACCTGATCGCCCAGAACAAGTGGATCTACTTCAATGACAACGCCACTGGCGTCCTGCGCTGGGCCGATGAGCTAAACGCTTCCGGCGACACGGACCCAACCAAATATGGCGGCACGAACGATAACCCTTATCGGCTGCAGCCTGCCGTCAATAATGTTCGCGTGGACGGCTTCAGCCAGGCTTATTCCCCAAGCAGCTCGAACATTCTCGGCGGTTACAGTCCTGTTCCAATCAACGTCAAAACATACCTACGCAATGAAGCCGGCGACAAAGGCAGCACCGATATTGGAATCACGGCTAACTCCCAAGCCTGGAACAACGGCGCCCTCTCCGTAATCCCGCTAAATCAGACCCTCCAAGTCCGCTTCGCATCCACCGCAAATCCTCCTGACGGCACCTCATTCGACGATGACCTGGTGCGTACTTCCATGGACACACGCCGCACACTGGCCAGTGTGTTCGATGACGCTGGCATTTTCAAACTCGGCTCCGCTCGTTTCCGTACCAATCGGATTACTGGCACGACCACCGACGAAGGAGAATTTTTTGTTGATCTGGTCTGCATCGAAGCCGGCCGCGCTCCATCCCTGCCGTACGGCTACGACGAAGTTTCAGACACAGCAGCAGATTACAAATCCCAGCCTGAATACACCAATAGCCAGAAAATTGTTAATAACCTGCTGCAAGAAGATGGCAGGGATAATGTACGCAGCGTGATCGAAGGAGGAGCCTTTGGCCAATCGGCCGTATCCCTGCCAGCAGAGCAACGGTTTTCTGTCAATACAGCCGAGGACTTGCTGCGTTCTGGGCAGATCTGGACCCTAGCTAGCCAGACTACTGGCAATTATTCGCGCTTTGCCCCTCATGGAATCACTACACAATACTATACGTTCAAGCGCAACTTAACCGAAGCCGAAAAATCGGCACTAATTCAATACACAAACGCGCAATCACTGGCAACTGTCGGCAGCGACGACCTGTTTTACCTAAAAGCAATTGCTCGCGTTGAGGAGGCGTCGTACACGACTGTCTCGCCTTGCAACATTGCTGACATCGCCCTCAAGGCACAGGTCTATCGCCGCATCTCAGGCAGGCAGCAAACCTACGGCAGCGAACGCCGTGCCGGCTATGCCATCAGCGACAACGGCACCCAGCAACGCGTGTCGATGTTCCTGCTGCATTACCGCATCGCCGGTGGCGCATGGAGCACAGCCCCCGGCATCTTTGCCATTCGCCGCGCAGCCGAGCAGGACAACTTCATCTATATCAAGTTCAACGGCGGCGCCACCGCCCAGAACTGGCAGTTTCGGTTGGAGCCCGTTGTCGATCCACTGGCCGAGATTGCCAAACACAGCTTCATGCGCCAGTCCAATGGCTTGGTGCGGTACTTCTACCTGCAGAACTCAGGCAATGCGGGCACCCTAGACCTCGGCTCTGGTCGGGCGCTGTACTTCACCGGCTTCACGCAAAACAGCCAGCCCAGCGGTTTGCCACCACTGAACGACTCACCCAACGGCACCAACGAGTGGGACTGGTTCAGTCTGGATGCCGATACTCAATTACAAACCTCGTTCGAGCGCGGCCCCGAGATGGGCATCACCGCCGTTAGCGAGCAACTGACACAAACCTTCACATCCCGCCTGTACTCCGGCCTAGCGCTGATCGGCTTCAACGTGTTCAGCGGCAAAAGCCTGCAGGACATGCGCTCGTTCTCGGCCTTTGTCACCGGCGGCAAGCCAGTCCGCCGCCTGCGTACATCCGGCAACGACGAATTTGGGAATCCCTGGGGAAGCGCAGCTTATCGTTACTACCCGAGTTCGCCGGATGGTCCGACTAGCTTTGCGCCTGACATTTTCCTGGACACAGTTCTCGATGCATTGGATGGCATTGGCAACTACGCCCAGATCAGCGGCATCGACATCCGCCAACTGGCAATCAGCAAGCGCTTCTGCCGCACCAACGGCCTGTACATGGACGCCTTGATTGCTGACCGCCAGAACTGGCGCAGCTTCTGGGCAGCCAATGCACCCTTCAGCTTGCTGGAGTTTGCCCGCATCGGCGGCCGCGAAACCCTGATCCCTAGCGTCCCGTATAACCCATCCACTGGCGCGATCCAGCGGCAAATCCAAGTCAGCGCCCTGTTCAACCAAGGCAACATCCTTGAAGACAGCTACAAGGAAGAGTTTCTGGACTACGACTCGAACGTTCAGGACATCATCGCCACTGTCATCTACCGCGCCCTTGACAGCAATGGCACCTTTGCCGTCAACCGGTCGATCACGGTGCAACGCCGCGACACCAACGCCGCCAATGCCATCCTGCAGTCCTTTGATGCCTCAGCTTTCGTCACGAACGAAGCGCAGGCCATCCTGTTCGGCAAGCTGATGTGCAACACGCGCCGTTACGTCCGTTCGGCCATCGAGTTCAAGACCTTCCCGACCACAAGCCCCATCTCCCCTGGCGCGTACATCTATGTGGACATCGGCCACAACACCTGGGACGGCATAACGACTGGCGTCATCGGCCCCGGCGGCAAGCTGAACGCCCCGGTGGACAACGTGGTCCGCAACGGCAGCTACTCGTTCCTGCTGTATCAAAGCGGTGGCGGCGTCATCCAGACCACCGCCACAGTCAGTGACGGTATCGCGGCAAGCCTCGCTTCCCGCGAAGGTTACCTCTATGTCCTTGGCACCAAGGTCAAGTCCCGCCGTGTCTACCGGGTCAACGAAGTCCAGATGGACGAAGAGGGCGAAGTCACCGTCCGCGGCACCATCTTCCCGTGTGATGCGGCCGACAACTCCTTAATTGCAGACTTCAGCGACAACCTGTTTACTATCCAGCGCTAGACTGACACCATCAAGCTACGCCTACCATGGCCTTCTTTACCGGGCGCACTGGCGCGCTGTTTTTGACCTCTGTCGGCAGCGGCGGCGTTAGCCCTAGCAGCACTGAGCAAGCACTTAAGCTGCGTGACTGGTCACTGGAAACCAGCCTCGAGTTGCTTGAGACCACCACCGTTGACACAGCCGTCAAGAGCTATACCCCTGGTGCCGTCAGCTCGACCGGTAGCGCCACCGTGCTGTATTACCGCCGCGAAGGCACGACCAGCACCGAACCCGGCGTGCAGTTCGATCAGTTTCTGAACCGCATCATGAAGACCAGCACTGCTGGCGTTACCGAGTCTGACCGCGTCGGCATTGTTCTGCGCGTCGGTCAAACCGCTGGCTTTGCTGACATCAAAGACGACATCGCCTTCAACGCATACATCACCAGCGCTTCGATGCAGGTGTCTACTGGCGAGCTGTCGTCTGTTGCCATCCAATTCACCGTAGACGGACCCTTCCGCGAACTGATTGACGCATGACGTACTTCCTAGGGCAGTACGGCAAGGTCAAACTGCGCCGTAAAGCGGCTGGCACATTTGTCAGCTCAGTTCTGCCTGCAGACGTCAACACTATCCTCAACCGCTTCAGCTTCGATGGCTCGGTCGAGAACCTGCTTACAGGTGACCAGCTAGTCATCAGCACCGACGATCCACGCGGCCTGGACTTTTTGCCAACTTCCACCTGGCCTGACGGCGGTGGCGCGACTCTTAACGAAGTTGTTGCCTACTCCAATATCAACGCCATTGGTGGCATCCGCTTATTTGAAACATTTAGCGCCGCCATCAACAATGACCGCAGCTCTGAATATCCGGTAGAGGCTTTTACTGGTAGCGCCATTGATATTCCAGTCCAGATTTACGGGTCAGTCGAGCGCGTTCTTGGTGACGTCAGGAGCTTCAGCTTTAACACTGACCGCGAGTCCCTGGAAACCACGACCATGTCCGACCGCTTCAAGCGGATGTACTCGGCTGGTCTAATCAGCGGCTCTGGCTCGATCGACTGCATCTTCAACACCAGCAACAGCGGCTTGGTGGAGAATCCGCTGCTGATGCTGCAACTCATTAACCGTACCGACATCGGCAGCGAGTTCGACTGTTACCTGCAACTGACCGAAGACGACGCCTACTCCAACGCCCAAGACATCTACTACGAGTTCCAGGCGATGATCACGCGCACTGGAATCGAGGTAGCGCCAGATCAAACCATTAACTGCGCCATCGACTTCGTCACTACTGGCGAGATCAAGTTGCTGATCGGTGAGCCCTCGGGCTACATCCTCAAGGAGGACACCGACCGCCTGCGCCTGCAACAAAATCTTGACTTCCTCCTGACTGAAGTCACCGACTAAACTGCTAGAAGACTTTTTGCTGTAGCCGGAGCTGGCGCATGGCTGACCAGAGAATTACGCAGCTAACCCAGCTCTCCGAGGCTGACGTCGCCAGTATCGACGTCCTGCCCATCGTAGACATCTCGGCCAGCGAAACCAAGAAGGTCACCGCCAAAGACCTGTTCGAGGCTGGCGCAACGCTGGCGGACAGCTCCAGCATCGACCTCGTCAAGCTCAATCAGAGCAGCACCACCAAGCTTGGCACCACGGCGCTGGCAGACGATGCGATTACCGCAGCCAAGCTGGCCAACGATTCCAGCATCAACTACGGCCCGACTGCACCTGTCTCCGACAACTTCGAGGGTCGCGGCCACGTCGATAGCAGCACCAAATACCTAAGCGTCTGGGACGGCAGCGCCTTCCAGCAAGTCATTGCCCCGACTGCCGGCATTGAAAATCTGGCCGTTACGACCGGCAAGATTGCTGACAACGCAGTCACCACCGCCAAAATCGACGCCGCCGGCCTTGGTACGGCTGCTATCGCCAACAGCGCAGTCACAACCGCCAAGATCGCTGACGGCAACATCACATCCGCCAAGTTCCAGGCTGGTGCTGTTGATGCAGCCGCCATTGCGGACAATGCCGTTGGTGCAGCAGAACTGGCCGACAATGCGGTAGATACCGCTGCCATCGTCAACGCCGCCGTCACCGAGGCCAAGATCGCCACTGGCGCCGTCACCAACGACAAGCTTGGCACTGGTGCGGTCACCAACGTCAAGATTGCCGACACCACGATTGCTTACGGCAAACTCGACCTAGCCGACGGCAGTGTTCCAGGCGCCAAGATCGCGGCCGACTCGATCACGACTGCCCAGATGGGCGCTGGCTCGGTCGGCACTGTCGAGCTGGTTGATGATGCCGTCACCACGGCCAAGATCGCAGACGACGCCGTTACCGCTGACCAGTTAGCCACTGGTTCCGTCACGGCTGATGCTATCGCAGACAATGCAGTTGGAGCCGGCGAACTAGCTAATGATGCTGTCGATACGGCTGCCATTGTTGACAGCGCCGTCACTGAGGCAAAACTGGCTGCTGCTGCCGTCACCAACGCCAAGATCGCTGACAGCGCGGTCACGGTTGGCAAGATTGCCGACACCCAGATCACTTACGCCAAGCTGAACTTGGCTGATGCCAGTGTCCCTGGTGCCAAGCTGACTGGTGCATCGGTAACCACGACGCAGATTGCCGCCGACGCAATCGCCACCAGCCAGATCATCAACAGCGCTGTCACCACAGCCAAGATTGCTGATGATGCCGTCACAGTTGACAAGCTGGGTGCTGGTGCTGTCGATACCACTGCACTGGCCGACTTGGCTGTAGCAACGGCCAAAATTGCAGACGATGCGGTCACTTACGCCAAGATCCAGAACGTTAGTGCTACAGACAAGCTGCTGGGTCGATCCAGTGCTGGCGCTGGTGATGTTGAAGAGATCACTTGCACCAGTGCCGGCCGCGCACTGATCGCTGGTGCCAGTGCCGGCGACCAACGCACCACGCTGGGGCTTGGGACTCTGGCCACTCAAAGCGGCACGTTCAGCGGTACCCACTCCGGCACCACCAGCGGTACTAACACCGGTGACCAGACGATTGCGCTGACCGGTGATGTCACCGGCACGGGCACGGGCACCTTTGCGGCAACCATTGCCGCCGATGCAGTCACCACCGCCAAGATCCTTGATGCCAATGTCACCACCGGCAAGCTGGCTGCTGGTGCTGTAACCGGCCTCAAGCTGGCAGCCGACTCGAGCACAGTCGTCAGCGGCAACGCCCCCAGCGGCAGCGGCGACTTCGAGGGTCAGGGCTGGATCAATACCAATACCGGCTTGACCTACGTCTGGACTGGTGCAACTTGGCAGCAGGTGGCTGCCCTGCAGACCATCACCTTCAGCGACACCACCCCGCTGGCGTTCACGGTTACCAAACCCGACAACTTCAGCGCCACGATCACCACCAGCCTCGACAACCAAACAGCTGGCACGGTTTTTGCTGCCCCGGCTACTGGTGCTGCAGCAGCGCCCACATTCCGCGCACTGGTCGCAACCGATCTGCCGATCGCCGTCAGCGGCACTAACGGTGCCGTCCAGCCGGGTACTGGCCTGACCGTCACTGGCGCTGGCGTACTGAACCACAGCAACAGCGCCGCCACGGGCACCTTCACCAAGGTCACCATCGACGCCCAGGGGCACGTCACCACCGGCGCAACGCTTAATGCCGCTGACATCCCAAACCTCGATGCCAGCAAGATCACTACCGGCGTCTTTGGCTCCAATCTTCTTGCCGAAAACAGCGTCACCGCCCAGCAACTTGCCGATTACGGCATCGCGCAAGTCAGCGAAAGCGCCCCAACACCTGAGTTTGCCGGCCAGTGGTGGATCAACCCATCCGACCGCTCGGCCTACATCTGGGTTGGCACCGTCGCACCAACACCCAACGGCTACTGGCTGCTAGTTGGTTACGGCAGTCCAACCCAGCTCAACCTCCGCTTTGGTGGCACCTACAACGCCAGCACCAACACAGTCGTCACGCTGAACCAGTACGGCGTCGAAGGTGGTCTCGTTGTCGGCCAAGCGCTGACCGCTCCTAACCCACAAAACAACGGCGTCTACCTGATCGTCACGACTGCTGGCACGGGTACAACGCCAGCTCCTGTCGCGTCTTTGGCCGCTGGTGACTGGGTCCTCAGTCAGGGCACTGGTGCCAACTGGACCAAAGTCGCCGTCGTGTCTGGTGCCACCGGCACGTTCAACGACTACGACATCCTTTGCGACGGCACCTACTTTACGCCTGACATGACGGGCGTGACTGACGTCCGTGATGCTTTGACACTGCTATGGGGACGAGCGCAAATCGCTACGACCTCTCAAATCGGCGTGGTACTGGAGTCCACAGAGGTGTTGGTTGACAACAGCACTGGCGAGATGACCATCGGCGTGGTGGACGATGGAACCTACTAATGACGCAAAGCACAACCCGCTTCGTTTATAGCGCCGAGAACGTCCCGATCGGCGGACAGCCCGGAGAGGTGCTGCTCAAGGTGCAAAATGCCAACTACTACACAGCATGGCGTGACCTGACTTACGTCTTTGACATTTATGACGTAGTACTTGATGACGGGGAATACTAGACTGTGCCAGTAATCCCGTCCACCTGGAGTTAAGGGAATGGCTTCCACGCACAAGCACATCCGCAGCAGCACCGCCGACAAGCGCCCGACAACGGCGATCGCGGATGGCCAGATTGCGCTGAACACCAATGCCACCAGCCCTGGCCTGTTCTTCAAGGACAGCACTGGCGCAGACATCATCAAAGTCGGCCCCGTCCACGTCGGCGCAACCGCTCCTAACGTCAGCCCTGCCGCCGGCGGCAGCAGCGGCAACAGCACTGGCGAGGTGTGGCTCGATAACTCTCTGACCCCGGTCGGCGTCAAGATCTGGGACGGCAGCGCCTGGGTCAATGCCACCCCGGCCGGCAGCACTACTGTGCAAGGTCTGCTGGAACTTGCCACTGACGCCGAAACCCAGACCGGCAGCGACACTGCCCGTGCAGTCACACCTGCCAGCCTGCAGTCCAAAGTCAGCGATAGCACCAGCACCACCAGCTCAACCACGATTGCCAGCAGCACGGCGGTCAAGAGCGCCTACGACCTGGCCAATGCGGCATTGCCTCTGTCTGGTGGCATCGTTACCGGTAACCTTGAGATTGGCAATACCGGCAGCCTGAGCTTTGAAGGCAGCACTGCCGACGCCTTCGAGACCACAATTGCGGTCACGGATCCAACCGCTGACCGCACCATCACGCTGCCGGACGTCACCGGCACTGTCGTTACCACCGGCGACACCGGCACCGTTACCAGCACCATGCTGCTGGATGGCACCATCGTCGATGGCGACATCAACGCGTCTGCTGCCATTGCCCACAGCAAGCTGGCCAACATCACCGCTGGATCGGTGCTGCTGGGCAACGCCACCAACGTCCCGACCGCAACTGCACTAAGCGGCGACGTCACCGTCAATAGCAGCGGCGTTACGGCTATCAGCAGCGGCGTCATTGTCGATGCCGACATCAATGCCAGCGCTGCTATCGCAGACACCAAACTGGACACCATCTCGACAGCCGACAAGGTCTCGCTGTCGGCGCTGAACATCGACGGCGGCACTGACATCGGTGGTGCCCTGGCTGATGCTGATCTGTTCATCGTTGACGACGGCGGCGCTGGCACCAATCGCAAAGCAGCCGCCACCCGCATCACTGACTACGCCTTCGGCAAGGTCAGCGGTGACATCACCATCGGCAGTACTGGCACTGCCGCCATCAGCAGCGGCGTGATCGTCAACGCTGATGTCAACGCCTCAGCCGCCATCGCCGGCACCAAGATCAGCCCCGACTTCGGCAGCCAAACTGTGGCTACCACCGGGCTTGTCAGCACCGGCACCGGCACCGCTGGTGCCCCGACGATCACCTTCACCGGCGACACCAACACCGGCATCTACAGCCCTGGCGCCGACCAAGTAGCCATCTCAACTAATGGAGTTGCGAGGCTAACAGCAAGCACCACGGCAGTTAGTTCTACTCTGGCGATTGATCACCCACTTGGCGCAGTCGGCACTCCGTCCATCACGTTTACTGGTGACCTCAATACGGGTTTCTGGAGCCCCACGGCAGATACCATTGCCGCATCAACAGGCAGCAGTGAGCGCCTTCGTATTGACTCCAGTGGCCGCTTAGGTCTGGGGACTAGCAGCCCCGGCTTTTTGCTTGATTGCAAAGAAACTGGTGCAATAAGCGTCGCTCGATTCCTAACTGGTTCTACATCTAGCAGTGAAGTCGCTCAGTTTGGCCGTTCCGATCAAGCCGTCAATCTTTCGATTGACTATGACGGTGCCGGTTCAATGGGGATTGGCACGACGACGGCACATCCTTTTAATCTGAAAACAGGGGCTGTCACCCGCGCCACTATTGACACCTCAGGCCGCTTAGGGATTGGCACTACGAGTCCCAGTCAGTTAATACATGGATCCTCAAGTGGCGCAGCAACTCTATTCCTACAGAATACATCCGGCAATAACACTGGAATTACTCTTCAGAATGACGGTCAAGGCACTGCATCGCTGACCTATAACCGCAGCGCAAACACACTTGCACTCGCTGGTCCCAATGCAGACATTACGTTTGCGAATGCAAGTCAAGCAATAGTGTTCACGACAAGCGGAGAGGCAGCAAGAATTGATAGCAGTAAAAGGCTGTTAGTTGGCACGTCTACTGCGCGTCAAGTTGGTGGAACTGATAGTGCATTAGTTCAGATAGAAGGAGAAGAAAATGATCCTGCGTTGTCTGCGTGCCGCTTTAGCGGAAGTGGCGCAATTGTAGGCGTCGCCGCTCCTGCGTTGACGCTGGGAAAGGCTAGGGGAACCAAGGCTTCGCCAACTATTGTTAGCAATAATGATGTTCTTGGTTATTTATTCTTTTCAGGATACGATGGTTCCGACTTTAGTTCCTATGGTGCAGGCATTAAAGCCGAAGTAGACGGCACCCCAGGCGCTGATGACATGCCGGGCAGGTTAGTGTTCTCCACTACCGCCGACGGAGCGAGCAGCCCGACGGAGCGGATGAGGATTAGTCAGTCTGGTGACGTATTCCTGCGTCAAGCAGGAGGCTCCGAAAGGGTCTATTTCACAGGAGCGGGTGCAGCATCCATCGGTCCAGCGTCCTATGCGGCATCGAGTACAACTCTGTATATCGGCAACGCCGCTATTCAGGTGAGTTCCGATGTTCGCTTGAAAGACAACATAGAAGACACAGCCCTAGACGCTCTTGATGCAATTAGCAAAATCAAGGTCAAAGACTTTACTTGGAACGACCCAAGTGATACTAGCTTTAACAACCGCAATGCAAGGGGTAAATGGACTGGCTTGATCGCTCAGGAGCTTGTGGAGGTTCTTCCCTTTGTAGTCAATGCACCACGCAAGGAGGAAGATGGCTCAATCGACTATGAAAGCGAGGAGCGCTGGCTACTGGATCAGTCTCAGTTGTGCCCCGTGTTAATCAAAGCTATCCAGCAGCAACAGGAGACTATCGCCGGGCTTGAAGCTCGTATCGCAGCACTTGAGGCGTCGTAGTCCTACTCACATCGAGGTCTGGCTCAACTATCCAAACTCCCTTGGGTGGCTGGGCTTGACGCTGTGTGGTAGTGTGGTGGGGCAGCGGCGCACCAACGCCCCGCCCCATGACCGCCGATTGGAGGATCGACGATGAGCCAAGAATACGACAAGCCCATTGCGCCGCCGCCTGAGCTGGTGCAGCAGTGGTTGGAATTCTCCCCAGCGATAGCAATAGCCGCTGCTTTTCAGGCAGGCGCCGACCAGGAGCTGGAGGCGTGCTGTAAGTGGCTCCCCAAGCTACCCCCGTGGAGCGGCGACGATCTGCGCCGTCATCGCCGCCCCAAGCCGCCGAGCTTGAAGGAGCAGGCGCTGGCAGCACTAGACGACGCGATAATGAGGGGTGACTGCATCACTATTTC